TCAGCAGTGAGCCAATTACCCTCATAGAGCACATATTGTCGCTCAAGGAGGGAATCGGTACCTGACGGTGGGAATGGGTTGAGCCCATGGGGGATGGATTCAGTCCCCCTGGTCTGGACCGTGGTAGACACAATAGCCTCGGTGAGGGTGGAGGTCAACTTCTTAGTGGTCTTAATACCAGCAAGGGGGTCAGTGGTGGACAACGTGTCATTATTAGAGACAGAGGTGGTCTGAGTCTCACCAAGAGGATCTTCAACCATAGTCGGCATCGAAGTCTTAATAGAAGACTGGTCCTTGCAAAGTATGAAAGGGGTAACACCATGACCGGCATGCCAGTCACGGAGGTACTGGGCAAAGGTTAGATCAACAGGAACACAACCATTCTTAACGAGGGAAGCATTCATGAGAGGTTTTATTCCGTCGAAAACAGGCTCGCCAAGCTTACACCACTCACGCATGGAAGCGTAAGCGATGACAGTAGTGTCGGCACGTTCATCATGGGTTTTGCCACGGACGAAGCAGTGGATGTGCTCGACAGTGTCAGGGTCAAGGGGTGAATGGACAAGGCCATTGGCGTCCTGCCATGCTTTCGATTTGAGGAAGAAAGACTTGGATGGGTCGGCATACTTGTTAAGGACACCACTCTTGTCGCCAGGGCCATACTTGATGCCAAGTTCGGCACCAGTCTTGGCAATGGCAAAGTTGTCAAACGCAAGATTGTTTGTGCAACTCTCAAGGTCATCACCATAGACCGTTGTGGACGTCTCAGTGAAGAACTTGTTGATAAGACTTTGTCCTTCAGCATCAACAGGCCCACAACGTATCCATGCAGTGAGCGCAGTGGACAAACTGTCAGTGCAGTTAAGCGGGGTCGTGAGTAGATGGCCAGATATCATACCGTGGTTGATGTACATGACATAACGCCACACAATCAAAAGGCAAATGCGGGACCAGCGCACAGGGATGCTCATCACATTCCAATCGAGGAAGGGCATCACAGTGAGAGCAAGGTTGATGATGACATCCTCACTAACAGAGCTGTAAGCAGAGGACTTGCTGGCGTCATAGTTATCGGCGTCAGCATTGATCTTATTCTCGAAATGGCGGTCAGCTTGAAACTTGGTTTGGCCATCAAGTCCATCGAGGTTAACACCAAGGGCCATACCATTGGCAAGGCGGCCAGAGATGATGATGGCAGGAATGGTAAGGGTGAACATACGCATCACAATGGTGTAGAGAACAGGGTAACAGGCAACAACACGAGCGTTCTTGCCAAGTTTACGTAGCTCTTCTTTAAGAGCAGCTACAACCATAGCCCAAGTCATCTTGCCATTAAGGACGTCATCGACAATCTTAGCGAG